AATAAAACCGGCATAGGCCACGCTATTTCATGGCTCTGGTTTTCTCTATTAAGGAGCTTCTGTAATGGCTTATTCGATCAGCAATTCAGGCTGCGTTACCTGCATGATGTGCTCATGCTCCACAGCCAGAACACGTTTCTCTTTCTTCCGCTCGTTCATCAACCGGCTGCCGATCGTGCCCTTCAACTTTGACCGCGTTTCTTTGATGGCGTAGCGGTGCTGCATTTCTTCTCCCATCGCCATGCGTCGGCTTAGCTGCTCGGCCATCCAGTTAAAGGCATTGATGTAGCACTCCTTTACTGCGGCAGCTGTTTTTCCAGTGAACCCCATCACGAGCATCATGCATCCATCGCGTGTGATGTTATACATGGGCTGAACATCGCCATTTTTATCAATGAAATCAATGGGCGCAAAATTGCGCAGGGTGAAGTCGTCGGAGCATTTCAGGTTACGTATGGCGCGCAAAACGTCTTTGTGTCGCTTGCCAAAGTAGTCAGCCACCTTGAGTGATGTCGTGATTATCTTGTTGTCGAGGGTCGTGACCATTTCGCGGAAGTCGAAGGCCGGAATAACTGACGGATTATTCATAGCGTCTTTACCTTTTAGAAAGTGAGCCTGTCTCACAGAAAAGCCGCCCGAGAGAGGTCGCCACCTATAACGGCATTTCTCAGGCTCGCTTACTGAAAGGCTCTCGTTAATATGCGCGTGAGATGCGCTGTGAAATTCAGATATAAAAAAGCCCCGCATCGCGAGGCTCATTAAATGGACTTTGTGATTTGCAAAAAAATTATTTCAGGCATTGCGTCCTGATGTACTCCTGCAGGTAGTTAACCTGCGCGGTTATCCTGTCGATTCCACTTCGGAGACGGTAATAATTGAGTTCAGCATCTGCTGTAAGTCCTGGGCTTTCTCCATCGCCCATGCCGCTGGCTCCGGTCGTTGACTTTGCACAGGTGGCGGCGACTTGCAGGCGCTTACGACCAGCAGAAACATCAGCACGGAGACTTTCGATAGTCGCGTTAGCATCAGCAAGCTCCTTTGTGTATCTGGCGTCGAGTTCTGCTACATCACGTTGACGCTTCTGCATGTCAGCGATGATGGATGTGGCTTTATCACGCTGATCTTTGTAGGCGATGGCGTTATCACGGTAATGATTAACAGCCCATGACAGACAGACGATGATGCAGATAACCAGAGCGGAGATAATCGCGGTGACTCTGCTCATACCTCAATCTCTCTGACCGTTCCGCCTGCTTCTTTGAATTTTGCAATCAGGCTGTCAGCCTTATGCTCGAACTGACCATAACCAGCACCCGGCAGTGAAGCCCAGATATTGCTGCAACGGTCGATTGCCTGACGGATATCACCACGATCAATCATCGGCAAAGCGCCACGCTCCTTAATCTGCTGCAATGCCACAGCATCCTGGCTTTTCGGAGAGAAGTCTTTCAGGCCAAGCTGCTTACGGTAGGCATCCCACCAACGGGAAAGAAGCTGGTAGCGTCCGGCGGCTGTTGATTTGAGTTTGGGGTTTAGCGTGACAAGTTTGCGAGGGTGATCGGAGTAATCAGTGAATAGCTCTCCTCCTACAATGACGTCATAACCATGATTTCTGGTTTTCTGACGTCCGTTATCAGTTCCCTCTGACCACGCCAGCATATCGAGGAACGCCTTACGTTGATTATTGATTTCCACCATCTTCTACTCCGGCTTTTTTAGCAGCGAAGCGTTTGATAAGCGAACCAATCGAGTCAGTACCGATGTAGCCGATGAACACGCTCGTTATATAAGCGAGATTGCTACTTAGTCCGGCGAAGTCGAGAAGGTCACGAATGAACCAGGCGATAATGGCGCACATCGTTGCGTCGATTACTGTTTTTGTAAACGCACCGCCATTATATCTGCCGCGAAGGTACGCCATTGCAAACGCAAGGATTGCCCCGATGCCTTGTTCCTTTGCCGCGAGAATGGCGGCTAACAGGTCATGTTTTTCTGGCATCTTCATGTCTTAGCCCCAATAAGGGGATTTGCTCTATTTAATTAGGAATAAGGTCGATTACTGATAGAACAAATCCAGGCTACTGTGTTTAGTAATCAGATTTGTTCGTGACCGATATGCACGGGCAAAACGGCAGGAGGTTGTTAGCGCGACCTCTTGCCACCCGCTTTCACGAAGGTCATGTGTAGAAGTCCGCAGCGTAACTATCACTGATGAATTCAGGATAGCCAGTGGCTACGGCTCAGTTATGGTGCTGTTTAACGGACTTGAACCGCTACCCATTCGCTTACAAGGCGACCGCTCTACCATTGGAGCTAAAACAGCATGTTTGGCGGGACAGCGTGGACTCGAACCACGATAAGAAGGTTAACAGCCTTCCGTAATCACCTTTATACGACTGACCCAAATAAAAAAAGCCACCGTTGCAACTTAAGAGTCACTAACGGCAGCTTACCTTCTAATTATGGCTAAATGGATAATTGCATGTCAAGGCTTTTAACAGCAACATGCTTAACTTTCTCAACACGTTTACGCATTTTGAAAGCATTTTGCATTGGCTGGTACAAAACAAATAACGATGCTTTCAGGATGTCGTCAATTTCGTTTCTACAGGTTGCCAGTGAAGGTTTTCTCCATCCCTCGCCACCACGTCCACACATCTTGCGTGGCTTTGCAGTCGCGTGATAGTAGGATGCAATTGCTCGCTTAGATGAACCATGAGCGTAGTAGCTGAGGAGGATGCCAAAGGCTTTTTTGTCAATGTACATGACGGAATCGACGACCTGAGAAATCAACATTCCATCATCATCATTGCACATTGGCCTTGTCATAACTCTTCCCGGCTCTACGCTCTCCATGAACTTCGCTATTACGCTGCTCATGCGCTTTTCCAGACGACCTGAATAAACCCATGCGCCCCACAGTTCAAGCCAGCCATTCAGCCACTCGTGCTGCTCTTTGGTGAGGTTTAGTTCTCTTATGCCCACGCGCCTTCTCCCTGTACCTGAATCAATGTGAGGTTTCCGCAGAACACTGCGCCGGTATCGATATACATCTGGTTGGCAAACTTGAGTGGTTTCACTGCTGGCGTATGACCAAAGATGAACGTGTCAGCTCCTTTGATTTCTTTCACGATCCCGTCTTGTGAGTTGCTGATTCGTTCGCGGTTCCAGATTACCTGCTGATGATCAACTGGCTTTCCAAATTCGTATTCGTCACAAGGATAATCGGCGTGGCAGATGACATATTTTTTACCTTCGCTCACCAGTTCGATGATTAACGGAAGTTCATCTGCTTTATGGGCAAGAGCTTTAGCCAGAATTTCTTTGTCGTAATCGAGATTAAAGAACCAGCCACCGCCATTAAACAGCCAGTGATTGACGTTTCCACGCTCTGATAAGCCATCAATCATCATTTGCTCATGGTTTCCACGTACAGCTCGGAACCAGGGGAATGTGATTAATTCCAGACATTCGACGTTCTCTGTACCGCGATCGACCAAATCGCCAACCGAGATAAGCAGGTCTTTTTTGGTGTCGAATCCCATCGTCTCCAGTTTTTTCATCAGGTTCGTGTAGCATCCGTGCAGATCGCCAACTACCCAAATATTTCGGTATTTGCTGCCATCAATTTTTTCGTAATAGCGCATCTCTTTCACTCCATCCGCGATGAACCATGAGAACGTCGTTGACGATGGCGTGCATTTTCCCGTCTTTATCATCAACGTATTTTCTGACCGTACCGCGACTACATTTCAGTCTGCGTGCTACTTCTGTCTGGTTTCCGTATGCTTCAACGAGCATGTCTGGAATGGTTTTTACTGAGAACGTCATGCGGCCTCACTTCTGCTATTTCGCAGGTCTTTGAGTTTCTGTTGGTACTCTGCCTTGATCGCCTTGCACTCTTCGATAGTCCAGCGATGGCGGCTATGGTTTGATTCGATTTCGTCTACTGCTTCCTGCCCTATGCGATTAATCAGTTCGACGCGATACGGAACGAGATTTCCGCTTTTATGCTGGTTGCACACCACGCATTGCTTGTGAATATTGCGTTCATCAAATCGGAGTTGAGGTGCCGCAGCAGTTGTCCGGTAATGTCCGGCATCCCACTGAGCAGACGTGAGCGTTCCGCACGAGATACATGGTAAGTCGCGGTCTCTTTCTCTGATGAAGGCGTTTACGGCTTGCTGGGCTTGTTTAATCCAGTAACTGCGGGGCTTTAAGGCGAGTTTTCGAATCTTCAGTTTATCTTTCTGTTTCTGCTCCTCTCGTCGTCGTTTCTTCTCTGCTGCTTTTTCCGCTTTTTCGCGTTCTTTGCTTCGTCGTTCGAGTGCTATCTTTGTTCCACACTCTGGAGAGCACCACCACTGATTAGCGAATGCAGGGTGAAACCATTCCCGACATTCATCGTTTTTACATCGTCTTCGCGCTGGTTTAGCCATCGTCTTCTTCCTCGTACATTGAGCTATTCGGATCGCTCATCAGTTCTGCGAAGCAGTGCTCACACACGTGAACTTCCAGCACATGCAGCTTCTGACCGCAGTTAGCGCACGTTAAAGCCCGCTCGACGCTTTCTTTCTGGTATTGGAGGGATTGGGATGGGCTAAGCATTATTGGCGTCCTGCATCATGAGAAAGACAATCATGGCGGCGCGGAGGGAATTTTCATGTATAGCTCGCTTAGATTTACAGTCGGCCACACCACGTGCACCCCACTCGTCTTCATCGAGATTGATAATGCTAATCCTGTACTTCTCAATAATCGGCCATGAGGCGCTAGGATCATTGCAGTAGTCAGGTAAAGGGTTTAATGGCTCAAAAGTTGTATCAGCATTTCCGTAATACCATTTGTTGGTGTTATTCCCTGATGTTTCCGGTTTACATGCCCAAAGGCCTTTAAAAATTATGTCTCCTACCATTCTGTTAATTTCAAAATCACTTAACTGTGAATAATCCATTGTCATTTCCTCGCACGATGTCTTAGCCACCGGATATCCCACAGGTGAGCCGTGTAGTTGAAGGTTTTTACGTCAGATTCTTTTGGGATTGGCTTGCGTTTATTTCTGGAGCGTTTCGTTGGAAGGTATTTGCAGTTTTCGCAGATGATGTCGGTGATACTTCGTCGCTGTCGTCTCATGCCGTCCTCCTGACGCCCTGCCCGATCGCCATCAATGCCGCTTTGGATACGGTAGTAAACATCCGTCGAGGACTGATGAACGGTCGCCAAATCAGCAGCATTGAGCCTTTGCTGTTTCCCTTCTTCTCCAGCCCCGTCGATGGTTCGATAAAATTAATCCGTCCATCAGTGATGATGCGAACTTCGTCAACGCTCTCCAGAGCCTTGCTGAACCATCCGACTGACATATCCTCTGGCACAAGCATCACTACCGTCTGTCGCTGTTGTATGCACTGCTCAGCGGCTTTTTCTACCCACGGCCTGATATTGCTGTACGGTGGGTTATTCCAGATTGCACCGTGGCTTACCCACTCAGAATTGAGCGCGTCGTCGGCCTCAGTTAACCAGTGAGCGCACAGAGCATTTTTGTCGCTCGCTGCCGAATCCAGCCAGAATCCAAACTCAATATCCAGTGCATCAAAAAGCCAAAGCGGCGTTTGCCAGCAGTCCTTGTCGTGTGCTGGCGTATTTGATTTGATAGTCATGCAGCCCGATCTCCCCATCGCGCTTTCCATTCGAGAGCCAGTCGCGCTTCGTCTGACCACTTAACGCCACGCTCTGTACCGAATGCCTGTATAAGCTCTAATAGCTCCGCAAATTCGCTTACACGCATCCTGCTGGTTGACTGGCCTATTACCACAAAGCCATTCCCGGCAAGGTTAGGAACAACGTCCTGCTGCTTTAATGCAGCTGTAAAAACGCACTTCCAGCTTTCTGCATCCAGCCAGCGACCATGCCATTCAACCTGACGAGAGACGTCACCAAGGCAAGCCCAAAGCTTTCGATTCTGGTCTAAGCTGCGGTTGCGTTCCTGAATGGTTACTACGATTGGTTTGGTTGGGTCTGGAAGGATTTGCTGTACTGCGTGAATAGCATTTTGCTGAAGTTCTGGAGATCGAATTTCAAAGGTCAGTTTTTTCATGACTTCCCTCTCCCCCAAATAAAAAGGCCTGCGATTACCAGCAGGCCTGTTATTAGCTCAGTGATGTAGATAGTCATTGCCTTACCTCCATAAGCGCCCTATTAATAAACGCCGTCATTGGATTTGCACATCCCCACCCCGTACCATCTTGATTTCTTTTAATTGGCTCCTTCTTCACTTTGCGTTTTGCATAAATAACCGTCTTCCACTTACGCTCAACAACACTCAAATGTCCTTGTTTCACCATATGCCTTGCTGCTTGAGCGATTCTGTTATTTGGTATTCCGGTGATCAGTGCTAATTCATGTGGGGAGAATTGTTCATGAGTTTTCAGATATTCCAGGATGATTTCTTTTCCAGTCACGATCTGCTCCTGTAACTATCCCATGTAAACGCAAGAGTGCACCCGCCGCCATCATTCATCCTGTCAATAACACGCTCACCAATGAATGCAGACAGTTCATCTTTGCTCTGGTTGCTAATCAGGATTGTTGGCTTCATGCGCTCGTAGCGGGTGTTGATGATTTCGAACATGATCATCTTTTCCGCCTCGCTTCCAAACTGCACACCAACCTCATCGATAATTAGCAGGTCAGGTTTAGTGAACTGTCGGATCACTTCATCCTCTGTGCGGGTGGAGTTTTTCGACCATGTTGATTTATATTCTCTGGCAATTTTCAGCGCCGTTGTGAAAATAGCTGAGCTTTGATGTTCCGTAATTGCGTGCCGGGCGATAGCCAGTGCAAGATGATTCTTTCCAGTACCAGGCTTTCCACACATAACCAGCCCACCGCCTTTCTGTAACCTCTCAGGCCATTTGCTGGCGTATGCCTGACACACCCTGAGCACTCTCTTTGCATCGTCGTTGACTGGCTCGTAGTTCTGTAGTGTGCAACCCTTGAATCGTTCAGGAATATCAAGATTATTCAACAGAAACTCGACATTGCGCTTACGTGATTCCTCGTCGATTTTAATCTTCTCTGCCTGTAGCCGAATAAGCTCATCTCTCATGCATTCCGGGCATTCGCTAGGTCTTGAGGCAAACTTAATTGGCCCAGTCGAGTAACGGTTACGCTGCTCAAACTCACCATGTTTTTCACAGATGCCAGTGCCAATTTCTACAGATGTATGCTCGATAGCAATTGGCGGAGAACTCAATTCTGCAAGTTTTTTCTCCAGTTGGGAGATCTTTTCATCCAGCGTCATGTTCACTCCTGCGCCCATGAAGGCATTTCAGTTTGTCCGTAATCTTTGGTGGCAAAGTTTTCCTGCATAGCTCGATGCTGCGGCCTCGGTTGAGATTTCCCCTTTGGAGTCTTGGGCTCAAAAATCCCCTGCCAACCACTGGCGATGCTCTGGTTTATAATTTCTTCAGGTGTATATCCCTTCTCCAGACTTCTGCTTAGAACGTTGATAGCCTGAGTGACGCTTTGCTTAGACTTGATCGACTTACCTATCTCCTTACGATAGGTAACCCACGACAACCATGTTTCTGCTGATAACCAATCAGGCAACTCTGTTTCTAGCGGGTCGAACTTCTGAGAAACTTTTTTGGGGGATATAGGGGGTTTATTAATATTTTCTTTTGTCTTTAAAGAATGTCTTTTGTGTGTCTCTAACTTCGAGACATTGAGTGTCTCTAATTTGGAGACATTTTTTGTCTCTAACTTCGAGACAAAGTTGCTAACTTGGAGACACTTGCTGAATTGCCACGCAGATACCTCCCTGTTTACACCGATTTGATTTCCATCCATAAACAGGCAATTCATTGAAATCAGTTCTTTTTTAGCCTTGTTAACATTCTGCCTTGATAGTCCTGTTAACTGAGCAATTTGCTCATCGGCTATTCGATCTGTTTTCTTATTGAATCCATATGTTTTCCGGACGTAGGCCAGCATAACTTTCAACTGGCGAGCGGTTAAATCGGCACTTGCGATAGCTTCCAGCAGCTCGTTAGCGAATCTGGTGTAACCATCATCGATATCAGCCACTCTTCGCTCCTGTTCAACAGGTTCACTCTTCGGCAGGTAAAATACTTCAGCCAGGCTCATTTCCAACCTCCGCATCAAAGCATTGGGCTTCAAGAGACTTAACCATCACCACACTGCCATCTGTATTAATAACTATCGATGAGTTATATTTGCTTATCAGTTGCTTCGCGTAATCAATTCCGGCGCGAATAAGGAAATTTTTCACCGCAGGAAGATGACCAACTACACTACCCAGACCTTGCTCTATAAGCTCCTCATTAAGATCAAGCTCATTTTCATGGCGAAAAGAAATGAATGAGTCGTAAATTGCGTATTCTGCCGTCTCGCCATTTCTTTCAGGGCCAACCAGCGCCCTTATTTCATTTAGAGATTCATAAAGATCATTATCTTCAAGCTTGAAAAACTCTCGATTATCACTAAGCCTCTCTTTTGCAAAGGCTTTATGAATAAGTTTTTCATCTGATGCGGGATTATTTGAATGAAAGGCTGCTATCACCTTAAATGGCTTAGGAACGCCAGTAGAGGCTGAAATTTCTTTAGCCCTAACTTCTGGTGAATGCTTAGTCATCCCAATCTTATAAATTCCCGGCATGCACTCATTCGAAAGCACATAAACAAAGCCATTTGATTTAAAATCATCTGGCACCTTCATGCTCTTCAGAACCTGGAATTTGTCATTTTCGTATGTCATAATTACTCCTGTGGATTGATCCAGTCTTTCTACATCAGGCCTCGAAGAATTCGCCGTTCTTCGGGGCTTTTTCTTTTGTCAGCATTCTGGCTACTTTCTTAGCCAGTTCAGCCAACTCCTCGTCTTCAACACCCCATTCAAGAACAGCCAGAAGCATGGCCATCTTTGGGATAAAGCTGTCTTTCCATCGCGAAATTTGCGATTCATTGATCCCTAATGCATCAGCAACCTTTCGCTGACCACGTACAGCAATTCGATTCAGGATGTTGCTTGTAATTGCATTCGCTTTCTTGCGAGTACTTGTAAGTTGCATATGTAAGTATTTCCTTAGATAACAATTGATTGAATGTATGCAAATAAATGCATACACCATAGGTGTGGTTTAATTTGATGCCCTTTTTCAGGGCTGGGATGTGTAAGAGCGGGGTTATTTATGCTGTTGTTTTTTTGTTACTCGGGAAGGGCTTTACCTCTTCCGCATAAACGCTTCCATCAGCGTTTATAGTTAAAAAAATCTTTCGGCCTGCATGAATGGCCTTGTTGATCGCGCTTTGATATACGCCGAGATCTTTAGCTGTCTTGGTTTGCCCAAAGCGCATTGCATAATCTTTCAGGGTTATGCGTTGTTCCATACAACCTCCTTAGTACATGCAACTATTATCACCGCTAGAGGTAAAATAGTCAACACGCACGGTGTTAGATATTTATCCCTTGCGGTGATAGATTTAACATATGAGCGCAAAAAAGAAACCATTAACACAAGAGCAGCTTGAGGACGCACGTCGCCTTAAAGCAATTTATGAAAAAAAGAAAAATGAACTTGGCTTATCCCAGGAATCTGTCGCAGACAAGATGGGGATGGGGCAGTCAGGCGTTGGTGCTTTATTTAATGGCATCAATGCATTAAATGCTTATAACGCCGCATTGCTTGCAAAAATTCTCAAAGTTAGCGTTGAAGAATTTAGCCCTTCAATCGCCAGAGAAATCTACGAGATGTATGAAGCGGTTAGTATGCAGCCGTCACTTAGAAGTGAGTATGAGTACCCTGTTTTTTCTCATGTTCAGGCCGGGATGTTCTCGCCTGAGCTTAGAACCTTTACCAAAGGCGATGCGGAGAAATGGGTAAGCACAACCAAAAAAGCCAGTGATTCTGCATTCTGGCTTGAGGTTGAAGGTAATTCCATGACCGCGCCAACAGGATCCAAGCCAAGCTTTCCTGACGGGATGTTAATTCTTGTTGACCCTGAGCAGGCTGTTGAGCCCGGCGATTTCTGCATAGCCAGACTTGGTGGTGATGAGTTTACCTTCAAGAAACTGATCAGGGATAGCGGTCAGGTGTTTTTACAACCACTAAACCCGCAATATCCAATGATCCCATGCAATGAGAGTTGTTCCGTTGTGGGGAAAGTTATCGCCAGCCAGTGGCCAGAAGAGACGTTTGGGTGATTGTTTTATTTTTCACGTAATAGGATGATTTATGACACAGTTTCAACTTGCATTAATCGCTAGAGAAGTTGATGGAGAAGTCATCCATCTTCGCACCAAAGACGGATACATCAATGCCACCGCGATGTGCAAGTCTGCGGGGAAGCTACTTGCTGACTATACACGACTAAAAACAACACAAGATTTTTTTGATGAATTATCACGCGATATGGGGATTCCCATATCGGAGTTAATTCAATCATTTAAAGGCGGAAGAGCAGAGAATCAAGGGACTTGGGTTCATCCAGACATCGCAATTAATTTAGCTCAGTGGCTATCTCCAAAATTTGCAGTGCAAGTATCGAGATGGGTGCGTGAGTGGATGTCAGGTGAAAGAGCGCCTGCCGAACTCCCTATCCACCTTAAGCGGTATATGACAAACCGAGGCAGAGTTCCTCATACGCACTTTTCTATGCTTAATGAACTGACGTTTAACTTGGTTGCGCCACTTGAACAGGCCGGATATACGCTGCCAGAAAAAATGGTCCCTGATATTTCAGAGGGTAGGGTTTTCTCGCAATGGCTCCGTGACAACCGGGGGGTTGAGCCGAAGACATTCCCAACATATAACCATGAGTACCCAGATGGCCGGACATTCCCGGTACGTCTATACCCAAACGAATATCTTGCAGATTTCAAACAACACTTCAACGAAGTGTGGCTGCCTCAGTACGCTCCTAAATATTTTGCTGAACGAGACCAAAGGGCATTGACGTTGATTGAGAAAATCATGCTACCTGACCTTGATTCCTAAATGTTATTCCCGGCCAAGAGCCGGGTTTTCTTTGCCTCACGATCCCCCTCACCCAAGAACACATAACCAATTGTATTTATTTGAAAATTAATAGATACAACTCACTAAACATCGCAATTCAGATCTCTCGATCACCTTCCCAATCCACACAACCCTGCAAAGAATAAATCTATATAAAAACATACAGATAACCATCTGCGGTGATAAATTATCTCTGGCGGTGTTGACATAAATACCACTGGCGGTGATACTAAGCACATCAGCAGGATGCACTGACCACCATTGAAGGTGAGGCTCTTAAAAATTTAGCCCTGAAGAAGGGCAGCATTCAAAGCAGAAAGCTTTGAGTAGCGCGAAATGCAGCTGCAAGACAGCAACCGTGGAGATAAGCATCACGGCGCGTTACTCAAAGCTAACTGACAGGAGAATCCAGATGGATGCACAAACACGCCGCCGCGAACGTCGCGCAGAGAAACAGGCTCAATGGAAAGCAGCAAATCCCCTGTTGGTTGGGGTAAGCGCAAAACCAGTTAACCGCCCTATTCTCTCGCCGAATCGCAAACCGAAATCACGAGTAGAAAGCGCACTGAATCCGATAGACCTTACGGTGCTGGCTGAATACCACGAACAGATTGAAAGCAACCTGCAACGTATTGAGCGCAAGAATCAGCGCACATGGTACAGCAAGCCACGCAGTGAAATGGGTGTGACTTGTGTTGGTCGCCAGAAAATGAAATTAGGCAGCAAACCACTTATTTGAGGACTGATACATGAGAGTAAAAACTATGGGCGCAAGCCCATTAAGTGGTCGTATTTTTCAAGGAACATTAAACACTGAAAAAGGAATGTGGGTGGGAAAGAAAGAAGATGTAACCGAACAGGCAGTTAAGGCAGTAGCTGAACACATGATGATAAAAGACCAGAAATATGCATACGAAACGAAGGATGGCAAATGGCTGATAATAAGTCATCAAATAGTTGATAAATTACCAGAAGAGTTTATTGCTGATTAAAATTATTTTGGCATAAACAACAGAATAAACACTGCACTGTGTATTCATTCCAACGAGTGAATACACGGAGCAATGTCGCTCGTAACTAAACAGGAGCCGACTTGTTCTGATTATTGGAAATCTTCTTTGCCCTCCAGTGTGAGGGCGATTTTTTATCTATGAGGATATGAATAGATGTCAAACATCAAAAAATACATCATTGATTACGACTGGAAAGCATCAATAGAAATTGAAATCGACCATGACGTAATGACAGAGGAAAAACTTCACCAGATTAATAATTTCTGGTCAGACTCTGAATACCGACTCAATAAACACGGCTCTGTATTAAATGCTGTATTAATCATGCTGGCGCAACATGCTCTGCTTATAGCAATTTCAAGCGACTTAAATGCATATGGTGTTGTGTGTGAGTTCGACTGGAATGATGGAAATGGTCAGGAAGGATGGCCTCCAATGGATGGTAGCGAAGGAATAAGAATTACCGATATCGATACATCAGGAATATTTGATTCAGATGATATGACTATCAAAGCCGCCTGAGCGCAGCGTTACCGCATACCAATAACGCTTCACTCGAGGCGTTTTTCGTTATGTATAAATAAGGAGCACACCATGCAATATGCCATTGCAGGGTGGCCTGTTGCTGGCTGCCCTTCCGAATCTTTACTTGAACGAATCACCCGTAAATTACGTGACGGATGGAAACGCCTTATCGACATACTTAATCAGCCAGGAGTCCCAAAAAATGGATCAAACACTTATGGCTATCCAGACTAAATTCACTATCGCCACTTTTATTGGCGATGAAAAGATGTTTCGTGAGGCCGTCGACGCTTATAAAAAATGGATATTAATACTGAAACTGAGATCAAGCAAAAGCATTCACTAATCCCCTTTCCTGTTTTCCTAATCAGCCTGGCATTTCGCGGGCGATATTTTCACAGCCATTTTCAGGAGTTCAGCCATGAACGCTTATTACATTCAGGATCGTCTTGAGGCTCAGAGCTGGGCGCGTCACTACCAGCAGATCGCCCGTGAAGAGAAAGAGGCAGAACTGGCAGACGACCTGGAAAAGGGTCTGCCCCAGCATTTGTTTGAATCGCTATGCATCGATCATTTGCAACGCCACGGGGTCAGCAAAAAAGCCATTACCCGTGCGTTCGATGACGATGTTGAGTTTCAGGAGCGCATGGCAGAACACATCCGGTACATGGTTGAAACCATTGCTCACCACCAGGTTGATATTGATTCAGAGGTATAAAACGGATGAGTACAGCACTCGCAACGCTGGCTGGGAAGCTGGCTGAACGTGTCGGCATGGATTCTGTCGACCCACAGGAACTGATCACCACTCTTCGCCAGACGGCATTTAAAGGTGATGCCAGCGATGCGCAGTTCATCGCATTGTTGATCGTCGCCAACCAGTACGGCCTTAATCCGTGGACGAAAGAAATTTACGCCTTCCCTGATAAGCAGAACGGCATCGTTCCGGTGGTGGGCGTTGATGGCTGGTCCCGCATCATCAATGAAAACCAGCAGTTTGATGGCATGGACTTTGAGCAGGACAATGAATCCTGCACATGCCGGATTTACCGCAAGGACCGTAATCATCCGATCTGCGTTACCGAGTGGATGGATGAATGCCGCCGCGAACCATTCAAAACCCGCGAAGGCAGAGAAATCAC